ATGAACGGATAAAAATTACGCTTTTAAGGTATGGTTTTATACCCTAATAAGCTGCCGGAAAGTGAACGGGTATGCTCCGGAATATGTAATGTAATAGCAGTCCCAGATGCGGAAACCATAAACATGGATTTGCCACCGCCAGAAACTTCGTCAAAATCCACATGTAAACCGACGATTGCATCTGCATGATAACTTTCAGCCTTTCCAGTCAGTTCCTTCATTACTTCGTCGTAAATTGTAGTCAATTTACTCTTGTAGCTTCCAGAACGTCCGCCAAATACATCTGTCAAAGAGGCTGCAATATCGGAAAACAGATTTGTACCTATTACCACATTCGCATTGACTACCCCAAGATATTTTCTTATTGTATATCCTTCTATACTATTTGTTGTTGTTACTATCATAAATCTCTATTTTAACCATTTTGCAACACCACCATGATGAGAGCAAGTTCCTCTACGGCTTTTACTAAAACTATATGTTCCATCTCTGCATAAAGCAGTTGCCCCAGGAGGTGCAGAAGAATAATATGTAGGAGACTGAACTCTCTCACCTCTAGAATTAGTATAATATCTTATTTGTCCTGATGAATAATTTTCAGAAGAATAATAAACTTTTTCTTTTGAAAGATACTTCGTTGAAACATATCCAATATACCCATTATAACTAACAGGAATCCATTTGCAATCACAATCCTCATCAATTAGAACTGCAGTACCTCTAGGAATCTGAGTAATAATAGAAGATGTTACATCAGGAGAATCTCTTAAATTTAGGTTTGCCGTTACATATCTTACTACTTCTTGTGCATGAAATGTGCAGAAAAAGAACAATCCCATCAACAAAGTCAATACTCTTCTCATTCCTTTTTGTTTTTTGATTTATCAAGTAAAGTTTGTGCCTTTTCTAGTCTTGTTATATAACTCATGACATCATATTGAACGAAAGCCCATTTCCCATCTTCATACTTAATACTTTCGTTGGTCTCTAATGCTTGCATTACTTGATTATACATAGAATTATCCTCATCAATTACCATATTGGCTCTTCTCTCATTTTCTTTCATGAAGACTTCTATTGCAATTTTTATAACTCGGATTTCATTCTCATAATCTTTTCTTTTTCTGTAAAGGATAGCAAGTCTCTCGTATGGGTGCTTAAGCGGTAATCTGTAAATGATTGATTTCTCATACACATTAATAGCTTCATCAATCATTCCTTCTTTTTCTAAATCAATTCCAATATTAACAAGCCGAGAACTCTTATCAAAATTATCCTCTATATTAGTATCTTTTGTTGTTTCTTGGAACATGTCATCACTCAGGTTTTCTAACCTCTCAGCCAACTCAACTTCATCCTTACAAAGCACGTCATGAAGGTTTGCTCCATTTGCTGGTCCAACAATCCCAGCTTTCTCAAGTAATCCCATTATCCTTCTTGCCCTATTATATCCTATTATAAGTTTACGCTGAAGAAGAGAAGTACTTCCTTGCTGCTGATTCACGACCAAACGAGCCGATTCTTCAAATAATGGATCTAATTTATGTATCACGGAATCCTTTAAAACATTTTCTTCTCTATGAGACTCATTTTCTTTTAGAGTAGAAGTATTTTCAGATACGTATTTCTCTTCTGATATGTTTATAACTTTATCCGGGATTATATGGATAGGTTCTACTCTATCAGCATTATAGTTTAAATTATTAGCTTCCGTTTTACTATCAGGAATAAAAGCACAACAAATTCCAATTAAGGCGAGTATAGGAAACCAAATCCATGAAGCACTTGTAAGTAACGGAATCATTACTGAAGCCAGTAAAAACAGAAATGTCAAAATAAACCTCAACGGATTGCTATTAATTGCTTCATTTTCTTGTTCACGCTTAGAAGAATAATGTTTATCTCTATCATAGTTACTACTACCTCCCGATATTTTAGTCCGAGAATATATACCAGTTCCTGGTATCCCGGTATTCACATAAACTCCTTTCTTACCCACATTCACTGAAGCTCCACGCGGACCTACAGACCAACTTGTCCCTGTTTTGCTTATGTTTAAATGCACCCCAGGAAAAATCTTCACCCTTTTCCTAAAATAAAGTCCCATATTATTTCATTGTGTTCATTCTAATACTCAATTTTACCAAAGCCATAGCTCTCACAGAAGATAATGGAAAATCTTTGGGTTGGTGGTTTTGATTGTAACTTACCAGTTTTATCCAGTCTTCACCTTTTTCTGAATGCTGGACGTATTTTACAGTTAAGTATTCATCTCCATCCAGATCTATTGACACAAGGTACATTTCTCCAAAGAAAATATGACTCATTTCTAAAGGTACCTCCTTATATGCTACGATGTCACCAGATTTAAGTAATGGATACATGGAGTCTCCTTTGACATAAACAGCCCCATCGCATTTAGGGATATTTGGAATATTGATTTGTCCAAGGATATTCTGGTCTTTGTTGTCGAAGAGGGATTTCAAGTTTGCAGCAGCTTCAACATCATAAAGGGTTATCAATCCATCTTCTTCAGCTTTTTCTATGCTCTTTGGGTGAAATATTTGAGTAACTTCAGGTTGCTGACGCAATGGAGTTCCGCGACCAGTTAAAATATAATCTGGATTAATATCTTCTCTTGCAGAACATACAGCAGATAATAAATCAGATGGGAGAGTTTTTTCTTTTCCACTTTTAGTCTTTCCTTCCTTTAATTGTGAAAGTTTAGATTGAGCAGATTTAACTCCGTATTTCTTTTCAATTTCGTAAGAAGAAATTCCTGCTTTTTCAATACTTTCAAAAAATCTTTCAATAATTCCCATAATTTTAAAGCTTACATTTGATACTTTAAAATTATAAAGTATCTTTGTACTGTAACAAGTACGAGATGTTACGTAACAATTTGGTTAAACATTCCTCCGAGGAGGTTTAATATATTCCACCCATGATAGCTCGTACCTATTGTAGGTGTTTAATTTTATATGAGAGAAGAACTAGAGAAAATCATCCCCGAGTATATGTTACGAGGCGAAATTTTACTTGCCCTTGACTCTTTGATATATGATGGCGTTGATGAAGAACTAATTAAACGAGCCTTTTCAAGATTTCATAAGTTAGACGGTGTAATAAAGAAAAGAGTTCATCAAGCAATTGAGGCTTACGCTCGTCGGGTAGAGAGGAAAGATAATGAATAAAGTCTTCAACCTCTTCTATTTTGACACGTTCACTTAACTGCATTATTAAGCCATCTGTTATAACATTGTTATTTTTCTTTATAAACCCTATTAAAGCTTGCGTTATATAGCTTTGTGCCAACATTTTTGCTATACTATTTTCGTTTTTTATACGACAGAACTCTTTAAACATCACAACTAAAGAATCTGGGATTTCATTTGCGGTAAAAGCATTTAACACTTCAGCCGAATCAATCATTTCCATCCGCAAAATTAGTTTTGTATTCTCATTTGACTGCTGTATCTGTTTTTCTAACAGCCCTTTTAATTTGTATATTTCTCCCCTTGTATTTTTGATGTCAATTACAGTATATATATTCCATCCCAATATTACTGTTACTAATAACGATAACACTCCAACTAATACACCTTGATAATCAAAAGATAGTTCAGGTGAACGCCAAGCTGATATACAAATGCTTATAATACTTAGGACTAGTGCAGTAATACCAATCCATATTGAAATTTCTTTCTTCATATAATAATGTATTAAGAAACTTAATAGTTAAACAATGTTATATACTTTATAATTCTAAAGCTATTTATTTCATACTTTAGAATTATAAAGTATATTTGCATATCGAAACTTTGATACGAAACAAATATAGTAAAAAACAACTAACCCTCACACGATTATGAAAAGAAATGTATTACACGAGATTATGAGCCTTGCATGGCAGTTGGTAAAGAGAAACGGTTTCTCTATGAGTGAAGCAATGAAATGCGCCTGGGCAAACATGAAGCTGAAAGCTGCAATGAAGCAAAGAATCGTAAAGTTCTACTTCAAAAAAATAGATGGTTCTGTTCGTGAAGCCTACGGCACGCTGAAAGAAAATCTGATACCAGCCACATCAGGTGAAAGCAGAAAGAAGAATGACACTGTTCAGGTGTACTTCGATACAGAGAGACAAGAATACAGATGCTTCAAGAAAGCTAACCTTTTAAACATCGCATGACTATGACACGCCACGAAATCGAAGAAGAACTTGACGGGCTGTACAAAGACCTGAATTTCGCCTACAACGCAGATGAAGAGACTTTATGCAGGGCTTTCAATGCTGACAGCAAGCAAGAATACATCAAAGCACTTACTGAAGAGGTGGACAAATACGAAGCCCTTCTTGAAGAATACAACCTGCCTGAAGATGATGGCATGGACTACATTAATCTTCAGTTATCACAAGGCATGGCAGTGACGCACTGGTAACTCACCTACCCTGCTGACGGACTGAACGGCAACCGATAGCGAGAATCGGGCAGGGTTCTACTTGATTGGTTCTTTGACATGATGGAAATTTAGGCTTACCGTTAAGCCTGACGTGAAACGGACGACTGAGTAGCGATAACGGCTGTGTGAAAAGAGTATGAGTAAAGGGCTGCACTAAGCAAACGCAGCATACGAATCACACAGATAACAAAAACGACTTATACGATTGCAGGTGGGCGTAGGTCGCCTATAAAGACAATCTTCACTGATTAGACACCAGCATGAACTATATATACCCGTGGCTTACCAGACCTTTGATAAGCAGTAAGGCAACCACCGGAACGCCCACGGGAGCGATATTTAATACACACGGTTATGAAAATACTACTTTTTCTCTGTGCATTGTCCGTTCTGGTAATGCACTTCAATCAAGACCTGTCTGCTATGTACTGGATAGGATTTGTCGGGTTTATAATCACTGGTTTTTCAATCGCAAACAGACTGGACAATGAACGAGCTGCAAGAAACAATAAAAAGCATCTGTGATGAATTTGCGGACATCAGTGCCATTCTGACGGCACGCTCAAGGGAACTGGACAGACGGGAGCTGTTCGATAAGGAGATAGAAACAGAAATCAAGAACATTAAAAAGAATAGACATGAAAACAAATGAGGAATTACAAGGTATGACGCATGATGAACTCGTGGCATACACACAGAATCTGCAACGCGAATCAGAGGAATACAAAAAATCAATGCTGTATTATATGGAAGAAAAGAAAAAGATTGAATCGAAGTTTGACAACTTCAAGAACATGGTCAAATCGCTGGTTGTACTAGTCGATTAGTTTTTATGGGTTATAGAAAATGGGTAGATGCCGGGCTATGAAAGTCCGGCATTTTTATTGGCAGATAGTTCAGGAGGTAGAACACCATGTAAGGGATAGCATGGAAGTCACGGGTTCGAGTCCCGTTCTGCCAGCAAACAATCAAATACTTAAACTATGGTTAGAGAAATTACAGTAGACGAAAACTACCAGACAGTACGTCTTTTTGACGAAATGAAGAAAGGGGACATCTACAAGGTTCCCTATGACAAGAAACGGCACAACGGAATCAAGCTGGAAGCATCACGGCGCAATCGTGACCTCCGCTTGATCGGGACACTTAAAAACAAAATGGACGTGAAGTACCGGGTATCGGCCACAGAGTATCCGGGTTTCTCGGCAATTATCTGCTTAAAATAAAATGCTTATGATAAACGAAGATGTATTGAAAATCGTCTTGAACAACAAGTCCTTCGGGAAATACGAAGCAGCTTCGATAGTAGGCGGCCTCAAAAGGCTGAAAGAGTTGTGCGAATCCGGAAGGATAAGATACAAGACCAAAGAAGGCGTACCACACAGCAGATGGGCTTGTAATGCCTGGGACGTGATAAAACATGCAAAATTGATGTATTAATATATTATTTTAAAACTATTGCGTTATGAGTTTGATTAAGAAATCCAATGAATTAGTAATTCCTTCCACCGTTAAGATGATGATTTACGGTCAGGCAGGTATGGGTAAGACAACAGTAGCATTGAGCGCACCGAAACCGCTGCTGCTCGACTTTGACAATGGTGTGAAACGTGTGAATATGGCACATCTGGACGGTATAGACATCGTACAGGTAAGTTCATGGCAGGATGTACAACAGGTATTGCAGGAAGACCTTTCGGCCTATCAGACAATAGTTGTGGACACCATCGGAAAGATGATGGATTTCATCATTTCTTACAAATGCGGTACACGACAGCCGCAAATCAAGGACTGGGGAGGTATCAACGCTGAGTTCTCATGGATGACACGAACCCTTTCATCACTGAACAAGAACGTAGTGTTTGTGGCCCACCGTGACACTCGGAAAGAAGGTGACGACACCGTGTTCATACCTGCTTTAAGAGAAAAATCGTACAACTCTATTGTTACGGAACTTGATTTGCTGGGGTATCTGGAAATGCGCAATGAGAACGGTGTGCAGAAGCGTACAATCACATTTGACCCCACATCAAGAAATGACGGGAAAAACACCTGCAATTTGCCGGGACTGATGCAGGTGCCTACAATTCTTGACAAGAATGGAAATCCCACTGCCAAGAACGACTTTATCACTGCAAAGGTAATCATGCCCTACCTGAGCATGTTGCAGGTAAAGAAAGAAGAAGCTGCAAGGTATGATAAGGTCATAGCTGAAATCAAAGAGAACATCGAACTTATTACTGATGCCAGTTCTGCAAATGAGTTTGCGTCAAGAATTAATGAGTTTGAGCATGTAGGCAGTTCCTTGAATATGGCCAGAAATCTGTTTTCAGCAAAAGTAAAAGCTCTCGGGCTGGTATTCGATAAAGAGACAAAGACTTATGCAGACAAAGCAGCCTAAATTCAAGTTCTATGCTACACTTTTGGATGCCTTTACAAGCTATCTGAAAAGTGATGCCATCTGGGAAAGGTATTGGGGATTCAGTGAGAATCCCCCACATACCCCCGAAGAGTTCAGACAGCAGCAGTTTCAGAGCCTGATTGACACTATAAACCGTGTGCCGTTCGACAGTGAAGCAGCCGACAAGGGAACGGCTTTCAATGAGGTGGTCGACTGTATGATTGAAAACAGGAAATCAGACAAGGTACAGGTGGAAAGACTACTGTCAGACATGCAGGATGGCAGACAGACATTGGTTGGACTGAGAGCCACCTATAAATGCCGTCAGTTCGATTTCCCTATCTCAATCTGCCGTGAGTTTGCAGACTATTACAAAGGGGCCTTGACCCAGCAACGGGTTGAAGCAGTTTTGCCAACATGCTTCGGAGGAGTTCTTCTATATGGTTATATAGATGAACTGATGCCGATGTCAGTACATGACATCAAGACTACCGGAAGTTATTATGTAGGTAAGTTCAAAGACCACTGGCAGCACATGGTTTATCCATACTGTCTGATGCAGAACGGAAGTGATGTAATGTCGTTCGAGTATAATATTACGGACTTCAAATCAACCTATACTGAAAGCTACACTTTCGTACCGGCACGGGATATACCTATCCTTATAAATCATTGTGAGGACTTTATCCGGTTCTTGAATGACAACAGAGATTTGATAACCGATAAGAAAATTTTTGCAGAAGATGCCTAATCAAATAACTGGACGGCTGGTCTATATTGGCCAGCCCCAAGAAATCCCATCCAAAAGCGGTGGCAACCCGTTTGTGAAACGTGAATTTATTCTTGATGCCACAACCTATGACCCCTATACAGGTGAACGAAGCCAGTACGAGAACGTCCTGCCTCTTGAAGTAAGTGGTGACAAATGTGCCGAACTTGACCAGTTCAGAACCGGTGACGTAATAACGGTTTCTTTTACGCTTCAAGGTCGGGAATGGACAAATCAGGACGGACAACTAAAACGCATGGTGTCCATCCGCTGCTATAAACTGGAAGGCCGTCAGCCAATGCACCAGCCAGCATCCGTGCCAGCACAGCAACCGGCACCGACACAAACGCCAACCATGGCACAGGCATTTCCACCTGATGTAGATGCGAATGGAAATCCCAAAGATGACTTACCGTTCTAGCCTATGAGCATATTCAATCTGAAGAATGAATACGATATACCCAAGTTCAAGGCTTATGTAAACAAACTGTTCCAGGAGCGTGCAGTTGTGGAAGTGAGAAAGAAGCTCCCTAACCGCACGCTATCCCAGAACAGCTATTTGCATCTGCTTTTAGGGTATTTCGGTAGTGAGTACGGTTGCAGCCTTGACGAAGCAAAGATAGATTTCTATAAAAGGACTTGCAACCGTGATTTGTTTGAGAGAAAGACGGTCAACAAGAAAGGCAAGGAAGTAACCTATCTGCGAAGTTCTGCAGAACTGACAACAGGTGAAATGACTTTGAGCATTGACCGTTTTCGTAACTGGAGCGCATCTGTGGCCGGCATCTATCTGCCTTCGGCCAACGAACAACAGATGCTAATTTTTGCACAACAAGAAATCGAACGTAATAAAGAGTTTATATGATAGAAACAAGAAAAACAGAGCTAAGATATGTAACGTCAGACCCGGCAAAGATGCTTAATATGTATCTTGCAAAGGGCGTGTATAAAACATGGAATGAAGATTTTATAGACGAAGCCACTCAAGAAACAATCACTATCGAAAGAAATGAGCTTCTTTTTACACGTGGCACGTTGATAGACCAAGACACTCTTGCACAAATCCGTTTCAGTATGGAAGCTGATGGGATTAAAGAGGTAGAGGTCAGCAACCAAAAACGAATGGCATTTGAGAATGAAAACAAATGTTTGTATCCTTATATCGCACAAGCCCAAATTGATGATAAGAAATACAAATTTCTTCTTTATGCTACCGGATTGGATAATGTAATTGCCATCCTAAAAGACTATATCGAATTAAACTATCAGTCAGGCTTTACTTTGACAATGGCGAAAGAGTTTGATTCATGTATCATCCTTACTGATAATTTGAAAGAACGCAAAATTGATAATGTCTCAGAAGAATATTTGGATGAAACGGATTTGGAAAGTTCTGAGGAAGAATCAAAGCCTAATGAAAAGAAGTTCTACCAGATTGAAACCAAAGTAACCTTTGATGATGAAGAGGAAAGAACGCAAACCTTTGTTGTTCACACTTTCAATGTAGATAGGGCAATGATGCTTATTTCTCATTGGCTTAAAAACAAAGAGGAAGAATATGAGAAACAAGCCAAAGAAAAAGGGCATGAATACGAGAAGAAAGATATTCATACCTCTATTGAATCAGCTAAACCTATTCCAGTAGGAAGATTTATTCCAAAAGAGTTCTCGATGGCTTATGTTGATTAACTGACAGCCCGGAAAGACGGGTACCTGGTATCGTGGCGGAATTGGTAGACGCTATGCCCAATGATTGGACGGTCAATCCATAGATGCAAAGAACTGACAACTCATGCAGGTTCGAATCCTGCCGGTACCACAAACTAAAATTATGAATAATATGAGAAAAGGAATTAATAATAAAGGAAAATATCCGTCTCCTTTAAGAATAAATGTAAAGGGAGACGGATGGGTTTTAAATTGTAGATTATCTACACAAAAATTTCTTACTAAAAAGTGAAATAAAACCACAATTAGGGCATACTGCCATCACTACTGGATATGAACCTAAAGATTCGAGCCCTACTGTATGTCTTGAATCAATGTCTAAAGAGACAAGGTGCATTTCTTCTGGACATACATCCTTATTACCTTCATATCCACAATTAGGACATCTGCCAACTTTCAAATTCTGTTGCAATTTTAATAATTGCTCGTTTGTAAATCTACCCATAATTGAAAAAATTAAAATTAGACAAAGACAAAGATAATAAATAACTGGGGCATATCCAATCTTTTATGATTAAGTTAAAATTAGACACATTACACTTCTTTTTGGGAAGGATATGCCCCTTCTTAAATTTATAATTTAATAATGCCATATTACATAAAAAGAAAAACAAAGAAGAAAGAAAAGCCTTTACCGTTATTTGACAAGGCAGGTATCAAAGTAAAGAAGAAGCCGGATTTAGTGGCCAAACTCGACAAAGTTTTCAGCCGCTATATCCGGCTTCGTGATTGTATGCCGAACGGGTATTTCCGCTGTATCTCATGCGGCCAGATAAAGCCATACGCACAGGCCGATTGCGGACACTTCCATTCGCGCCGCCACATGGCCACACGCTTTGACGAGGACAACGCCCACGCAGAATGCCGGGCGTGCAACCGATTCAGTGCCGACCATCTGATACAATATGAAAAGAACCTGAAAGCTAAAATCGGCCAGCTACGATTCGACAAGCTGGCATGGAGAGCAAGCCAGGCGAAGAAATGGACTGATTTTGAATTAATAGAACTCACCAAGTATTACAAGGCTTTGGGAGACAAACTGAGTAAGGAGAAAGGATTATGAGTTATGTTTTACGGGATTATCAGCAGAAGGCCAGTAATGCAGCGGTCAGCTTCTTTGCTAACAGAGCCAAGAAGAACAATGCCATCATGGTACTGCCTACCGGAGCCGGTAAGAGTCTTGTGATTGCCGACATCGCCAGCCGTCTTGAAGGGCACACGCTGGTATTCCAGCCAAGTAAGGAGATACTCGAACAGAACTATCTGAAGCTCTGTTCGTATGGTGCTCTGGATTGTTCCATCTACTCTGCCTCATTCGGACGAAAGGAGATTTCAAGAATAACTTTCGCCACTATCGGAAGCGTAGTCAACCATCCGGAACTTTTCCAGCATTTTCAGAATATCATTATCGACGAGTGCCATCTGGTTAACCCGAAAGAAGGAATGTACAAGAGATTTCTTTCGATGCTGAAATGTAAAGTCCTTGGATTGACGGCTACGCCCTACCGTCTTTCATCAAGCAGGGATTTCGGCAGCATGTTGAAGTTCATCACACGCACACGCCCGTGTGTGTTCTCTGAGGTAATCTATCAGGTTCAAATCTCTACTCTATTGGATATGGGGTATCTTTCGAAGCTGAACTATTATCCGATGAATCCTTTGGGATGGAACGAACTTAACCTGAAGGTGAACACGACCGGAGCCGACTACACGGACAAGTCTGTAGTAAAAGAGTATGAGCGTATCGACTTCTACGGGTTTCTGGTGAGTATCGTCCAAAGGCTCATGAATCCCAAGAGCGGTGTAAAACGAAAAGGTATATTGGTTTTCACCCGTTTTTTGAAGGAAGCAGAACGCCTTACCTGGTCTATTCCCGGAACAGCAATCGTTTCAGGAGAAACACCGAAGAAGGAACGCGAACATATCCTTGAAGCGTTCAAGGCCGGAGAGATACCCGTTGTGGCCAACGTAGGTGTACTTACTACCGGATTTGACTATCCTGAACTGGATACGATTGTCATGGCCCGTCCGACAATGTCGCTGGCTCTTTGGTATCAGATAGTCGGTCGTGCTATCCGTCCGCATCCTAACAAGGAGGCTGGCTGGATCGTTGACCTTTGCGGGAATCTGAAACGATTTGGCGAAGTCAAGGATTTACGCCTGGTAGATAGCGGAAACGGCAAATGGGCCGTGTACTCCAATAGCAGACAGTTGACTAACGTAAGATTCTAAGATTATGGAAGGATATATAAAACTAAGCCGCAAGTTCTTCTCGAATGATATGTGGAATGAAGCCCGGACTTTTAGCAGTTGCGAAGCGTGGCTTGACTTGATTCAGTCAGCGCGATTTGAGGCAACGCCCAGTATGGAGAGTATCGGAGGTCGAGAAGTCTCTTATACAAGAGGACAATATCCTGCATCCATAAGATTTTTATCTAAGCGTTGGCACTGGACTGAAAGACGAGTACGGACATTTCTTGCCTTTCTGAGAAGAGAGAACATGATAACTCTTTCCAAGGAACAAGGAATGAATGTAATAACCTTTGTGAAATATAACGAATACAATGGAGATCCTACTGACACACCAAGTGACACAGCCACTGACACAGGTAGTGACACAAATATCATTCAGGAAATTAAAGAGTTACGTCTACAAGTGACACAGTTACTGACACAAGTAGTGACACAGCAAGTGGCACAACTTTCCGAAAATATAAGTAGAAACAATATAAATGACACAGCTATTAGCCAAAAAATCAATGAATTACAACGTAAAGTGACACACTATGTAATAGATGGAAAAACAATGCATACAAGTGACACAGCAAGTGACACAACTAATGACACAGATATTGCACAAATAATCAATGACTTACAAGTCCAAGTGACACAACTAATGACACAGCAAGTGACACAAAGCAAAATAAATAATAATATAAAAGAAACTACTACTAACGTAGTAGCAAAGAAAGACGCGGCTAAAGCCGCTACTCTCTCCCGGAAAGAATCCTTCTACCAGTCGTTAGTCCCTTATGTCGGCCAGTACCCGAAAGAAATGATTCGCGCATTCTTCGATTACTGGAGCGAGCTTAACAAGTCAGAAACCAAGATGCGCTATGAACTGGAAAAGACCTGGGAGCTTCCAAGACGGCTAGCGACCTGGGCCAGTCGTGAGAAAGTGCCTTCGAAAACAGATGTGGGCATAGTTCTGAAGGATAATTCACCGGAAAAATACAAGAAAGGCTGGTAAACATGGTACAGATAAATTTTCAACAGACAATCGAACGGCTCAAAGATACGGGTTTCTCCCCTATTCCTAACGTCGTACAGGTAACAGTTCCGGATGCCAAAAGAGTTCTCTGGGCCGGTATCAGGTACTTCACTGGAGAAAATGCCAGATGGCTTCCCGAGTACGAAGAAGTGGCAGGCTGGCTGGACGGCAATGAAGGTCGCGGACTTCTGTGTTTCGGCAACTGCGGACGCGGAAAAACCCTTATCTGCGGAAAGATTCTCCCTTTGGTTCTTAACCATTACTGCCGCAAGGTGGTAAGCTGCTACGATGCACAGCAGATGAACGCTGATTTGGACGCCGTGAAGCAAAAACACATCATCTACGTTGACGATATAGGGACAGAGAATCTTAGCGTCAAATACGGCGAAAAAAGGCTTGCATTCGCTGAGCTGGCAGACGAAGCCGAGAAGAAAGGAAAGCTTCTCATCCTGACCACCAACCTCACGATAGACGAGCTGAGAGAGAAATATGGGGAAAGAACCATTGACCGGCTTAGGGCGATAACGAAAACCGTCCTCTTCAGCGGTGAAAGCCTGAGAAAATGATATGAAAATCACAATCAACTGGGTAACTCGTGACTGGAACCTGATCAGGAGACTACGTGAGAAATACCGTCTCCCACAATACATGAACGTGAACGGACTCACAGAAGCAGAGGTTGACGAAGAGACATTAAGCAATCTCCGCAAGGGTGAGCCAAAGTATTTAATCATCAGAAAAGTAGAGAAATGACAAGACAAGAATCAGAAAGAAAGCTCAATGAGCTGAGAAAGAAGTATATCGCCTTGATTTCATCCATGAACTTTGCCAAAGCACAGAAAATCAAGAGCAAGATTGACTCCCTTGAAAGAGAGCTGGAACCGCATTCCTTGGGAGAGCTTCTTCAGGACTATACACCGGAGTTCAAGGTAGAAATGCTTCGCAAGATGCACAAGCTGTTCATCTACTCAGACTTACTTGAGGGTGCGGCACTGGAGTTCCAGTCTGAACTTGAATCAAACGGAATAGATGCTCAGGTAGTTTTTCAGGTAAAGCGCGTACTGAAAGAACTGAGAAGCATAGAACGAATACCTGATGAAGAGAAAAACGCTTCACTGTCTGACAACTTTGCCGGGATGTGTGATGAAGCCGGACTTGTAGTGAGTAACATAATCAACAAATATCTTGCAAAATGATAACGGAAAATGACCCAATGCTTCCACGTAAAGTGGATTTGGAGAAGAACCCTTCTGGAACCGAACTGAAAATCGCCCAGCATCGGGAACTGGAGAAACATGGAAAGTATGTAGCTATCCCAGGCGACAAGACACGGACGCGAATTTTCGTCCGTAACGGTGAGGATGCTGAGAAGAAGATAGCTGCTTACTTGGAGAGAATCAACAACCGACCTCAAAGATGGAACTAAAATAATACTATTATGTCAAGTTCAAATTTTGAAACAACAATCCAGGCGTATTTGGAGAATCGTGCAAAGACTGATTCTCTCTTTGCCGAAACCTACAGGAAAGCGGACAAGAGTATCGAGGAATGTATCAAGTATATCTACTCGAAAGCCAGAAAGCTGGCAAAGGGAGGAAACGCAGTCGGTGTCGATGAAGCAACCGTATACGGATGGGCAGTCCATTATTACGACGAGGATAACATTAAGGTTAAAGATGTGAAAGAACGTGTGGAGGTAGTTGCCCCGACCACAGTACAGGAACCAGTAGTACAAGAACCAGTCAAAGAAGAAAAGCCGGAGCCGGTGAAACAAAAATCTGCAAGAAAGAAAACGAAGCAGGAACTACAAAAGATATTTGATTCAAGACAACTGTCACTATTTGATATGTAACTATGGAAAGAATAAACTTGAATAACTTAGTGCTTGAAATGAGTACACACCTCAGACCTATATCCGAAAAAGAAAAAGAATATGCAAAGACTATATTCCCATCAACCGGATACTACAAGAAAAGCGGTGAAGTGTGGTGCCATTGCTGTGGTAACATAGAATATCAGATTCCTGGTATATTGGAGGTGGATTTAGAATTAGGGTATCAGTGCAGCTGCCTGAATCATCTCATATTAGAACAAAATCAACAGAAAGATAATCTGACAGAATCGAAATATTACTCTGTGGTGCATACTTACAATAAATGGCAGGTAATAAGAACATTTTATGTCCAACGAATAAACCACAAAGGGTATCCAACAAAATATACCATAAATGAAGTTTATCAGAATTGGGTATCACCAGATGGAGAAGAGATAATCGTATCAAAGAGGTACACTCGTGGAGTAAATTTCTTCAAATGGTATTACGACACAGAATATGTAATAAGAAAACACAATAAAAGCTGTAATGGATATTATGTACTTGAAGACGTGTTCGATGTGACTGGTAATTATTTCTATCCAGACTATAACATCACAAGAAAACTACGAAAATACGGATGGTGCAAAGCTATAGAGAAGTTGCCATACGTGTCAGTTGTAGAGTGTATGAAGATGCTGCTGGTATCAAGGCATGCAGAGACAATAGTAAAACAAGGACAGTACGATGTATTCCTTTGGATGGTAAGGAGTAATAAACAAGATTTGGAATATATGCCGCAAATGAATATCTGTCATAGAAACCATTATGTGATAACTGATGCATCAATATACTTTGATACGCTTTCGTTCATGAATATGACCGGGAAAGACATTCACAACCCCAAATTTATTTGCCCAGATGATTTGTACAAAGCGCATGAAATTGCACTAGCCTCATATAAAAAGATAGAAAAGAAAGTAACAGAAGAAGAGAAGCGCAAAAAAGCAGAAAAGGAGAATAAGGTTTACGTAAAAGAAAAAGAGAAGTTCTTTGGAATAAGAATAACAGACGGAGAACTATCAATCCAAGTCTTACAGAGTGTGTTAGAGTTCATAGATGAAGGTGACAGCATGCATCACTGTGTCTATGAAAATGAATACTACAAGAAAAAGGATAGTCTTATCTTATCAGCAAAAGTAAACGGAGAACGTATGGAAACTGTTGAGGTATCATTAAAGACATTTAAAGTAATTCAATCACGAGCGGCCTGTAATAAAACAAGCGCATACCATAACCGTATAATCGAACTTGTAAACCGTAACATGGGATTAATCAGGAGGGCTGCATCATGAAAGTTTGTATCGAGTGTGGACGGAACCTTCCGGAAAGAAAGTTCCGTGCCTATGAAACGAAATCCGGTACCCATTACACCAGCAGGTGCCGGTTATGTGAGAGCAGACACACGTCTGAAAGAAGAAAACAGGACAGGCTTCATGGACGGCTGGCCAGATACACCAACGAGCAGCTGGTGAACGAACTTCGGAAACGTGGAGCCTATATCATGTATGGGAAAGACTTTGATTGTGTAACGACGATTTGATATGGAAGAAGTAAATAAAAAAATATTTATAGAATACGTATCCCACTTGTATAGTACCGATAAAAGCTATGAGGTTATTGGTAAAACCATTAAAGCTGTAAAGTTATTCCTTGAAAGTGATTATCAGGTAAACCGTAAAGGATACAAGGCTTATATCAGAGAGAATGCCGTTGAATTATCTGATAAGCCATACATTAAAGATGCTCTATGTGGGTTCCTTAATTATCTTGGTATTGGATATTCACGCACACGAAAAGAGAAATATGTTAAACCTCTGGAGAAGCTAAGCGATGTTTCAGAAAAGAACATGAAACTGATGAATGAATTTGTGTATTACCTTACGCAGGATGAAGATTACTCTCCACACACTATTGAAATATATTCATTTTCAATTAAGAAATATTTCGAATACGCCAACGAGGTATCAGTTGACAATTACAAGCGTTTTGTACGGATGCTGGAGGATGAGGGATTGTCTCCCAGAACAATACGCCTACGTATTACCGCACTTGAACGTTTCAGCAAATGGATGAAGAAGCCGATAGAGTTGAAGCGACCAAAGTTCAAAAAGGAGTTGAATACGGAGAATGTTCCGACAGAAGCCGAATACAACAGGCTGCTTGAGTATTTGAAAACTTGTCCTAACAGGGACAGGTACTTCTTCATCAAGATACTGGCTACAACCGGGGCGAGGGTAAGCGAGTTCTTCCAATTCAAGTGGGATGACATCATTTCCGGTGAAGTCACTCTAAAGGGAAAGGGAAACAAGTACCGGAGGTTCTTTTTCAGCAGGCAGTTACAGGCGGAAGTAAAAGCATACGTAAAGGAGAGTCACAAGACTGGATATGTCGCAGTAGGTAAGTGCGGAAGGCTGACACAGAGAAGCTTGTGCCAGTCAATGAAAGACTGGGGCGATAAGTGCGGAATAGATAGAAGCAAGATGCATCCTCATGCTTTCCGGCATTTCTTCGCTAAAATGTATCTGAAAAAGAACAATGACGTGGTACAGTTGGCAGACCTGTTGGGACACGGAAGTATTGATACGACAAGAATTTATTTACAGAAAAGTTATGACGAACAGAAAAAAGAATTTAATAGAAGCGTTGTATGGTAGCTTCATGTTCATGGATAACCTTCCGGAATTGATAGACCGGGAAAACATTTACGATGAGACCGGACATGTGGATTTGGAGTTTATGACTGCAATCCTGCAATGGATGTCAAGGATGGCAGAAATAAGTGTGAAAGTGCAGAAGTCGTTGAACCGTCTGTTGGGGTGTGACGAACTGGAGCAGAACAACAAGCGCAATAAAGATGATTCGGGAAGTAAATGGAGTGTGGAGGAAATCCTCATGCACTGCACGCTTGAGGACAATATTTTAAAACTTCCTCAAGTACAATTTAATAAGAAGTCCTATGCTGAAGCAAAGAAATGGATTGAAGAAGCCGGAGGTAGTTGGATGGGCGGTAAGGTACAGGGATTTACATTTCCATTTAATGCTGAGAGAGTTTTCTCAATACTACACAAGGGTAAGAGGTGTAACCTTCAGCAGGACTTCCAGTTTTTTGCAACACCTCCAGAAGTAGCCGACTGGCTTGTTATGTTGGCCGGTGGCGTGCATGAAGATGAAAAGATTCTGGAACCCAGTGCTGGTACTGGTGCTATCATAGATGCGATTCATCGAAGCTGTCCGGACGTAATTGTAGATTGCTATGAACTTATGCCGGAGAATAAGGAGATTCTATCGAAAAAGGATAATATATGTATTCTTGGAGATGACTTCACGAAGTGTGATGTTGCACAGTATGATAAGATTATAGCAAATCCACCATTTAGTAAAAACCAGGACATTCGGCATGTAAGGCGTATGTATGAGTGTTTAAATCCCGGCGGTGTCCTGGCTGCAATAACTGGTCCTCACTGGGAATTTGGAAGTGAATCTGAGTGTAAGGATTTTAGACAATGGCTGGAGGATAATGGAGGGAAGAAATTCGAGATTAAAGAAGGCACTTTCAAGGAAAGCGGAACTGGAACTAAAACTATAGCAATAGTAATTAATAAGTGAAAACGAAATTGTATTACCTGTTCCTGGCAGTCATGTGGTGGCTGCTGGGGTAGGTGGAAAGGAAAAACTATGAAAAGAGAAGATATTGAAAAAGCAGCAAAGCGTACTATTGATGAATATAATCTCAACCCTGAATATGGTTCATATTTTGAACACGGTTTCATAGATGGCGCAGACTGGCGCATCAACAGCGTGTGGCATGATGTTGACAAAGAATTACCAGAGTACAACAGGCACGTTGTAAACGAAGACTGGTTTGACTTTACCGCAAAAGATGAAAAGGATTTGAAACGCATTATGAATCAGTACCCATTTAAACGATGGGCATACATTAAAGACTTAATACCTAATACGGAGGAATAATTATGAACATAGAAATTAAATTCAGAGCGAAAAACAAAATAGGTTGGATATACGGCTATTTATCTTATTCTAATATTTTAAATAAAAAAGTTATGTGTATATATGACGGTAATGGAGATTGTATTGTAGATATTGACACTATCGGCCAGTTTACTGGATTGCATGACAAGAATGGAAATGATATTTACGAGGGTGACATTATTCAACTTCAATGTAAGGAAAACAAATATAATTGTCTTGTTGACTGGAATATAAATCTTGGCGCATGGTGTATTTCGATTGATAATAAATGTTTAGGAGTTAAACCTTTAGGAGAGTGGCTGCGTGAAGATAGTTTTATAGTAATCGGTAACATTTTTGATAACCCTGAATTATTAGAGGATAAGAAATGAAAGCAATATCCATCAAACAGCCGTGGGCGAGTCTAATCGCTCACGGTATCAAAGACATTGAGAACCGGACATGGAAGTGTCCTCAGAAGTACATCGGACAGAAGATACTGATACATGCGAGTAAGGTTAGGACAAAAGATTATTTCATACCTAAAAGGCTTTTTATTAATTCAAAGATATGCTCTATACTAGAATCAAAGGAACTTCCAGAAGGTGCTATCATCGGCAGTGTGGTAATAGCCGACTGCGTACTGAATCATCCGTCCGTTTGGGCTGAGAAAGGTTGCTGGAACTGGGTACTGAAGGATGCGGTATTATTTGATAAGCCGATTATGAATGTGAAAGGAAAACTTAGTTTTTGGGAGTATGAGTTATGAGTATGAAACACAAAAGACATCAAACGGGAAGGCTATTCAGCCGTGATACTTACATGGTGATGCTGATAAAAGACAGCCGAAGGAACTTTGAAAGGGCAGAAAGACTGTTGGGTGATTTGAAACTGAAAAGCCATATTATAGCCGGGCTTGAAAAGGAGAACGAGGAACTTAAAAAAGAAGTAAACAAGCTTAAGGATGATGCGACATTTTATCACACTCAATGGGGAAAAGAGATAGACCTTTGTAAGGATTTGAAGAGAGAACTTGAATACGCAAAGAAGCGAAAATGGTGGATGATATGGAGTTTATAACTTACTGACAGCCCTTGTCAGTGCTTTGTGAATACCCGGTAACTGCTTTGTGGCGGTTATCGGGTATTTTATTTGAATATGGATACCAATAATGCTGCGATGGCAATAAAAGTATTGACTATAAGAAGCCATTTTTCAAGGTTGGCCCCTTTACGTTGCTCTTCGCGGTATTTCTGTTGAGCAAGTATTTCCTTCTGATGCAACTCACGATATTTCTGTTGAGTGAGAATTTCTGACTTCTGAATTTGAAGAAAGTTGTATTGCTCTTCCATGAGAGCACGTCTTTTCTTCTCATCCAGAGCCTTCATGTAATCAGAGTTTCCTGAGAACCCAGAGCCTATTTCAAAACCAAAATCATTCTTATAAGAATCAAATTCATTCATATAGATATAATCAAATTTTATTATGGGCATACAATATGTGTGCCATAGAAACGATGTCAAAATGTCATAAATATAGAAAATTATGAACTTAAACAAATTAAGAGATAAAGCCTACCAGTGTGCAGTAGCCCACGGATGGCATGAAGAAAACCTGAGTGACGAACATTTCCTTTGTCTGGTCATATCCGAACTTATGGAAGCGGTAGAAGCAGATCGGAAAGGGAAACATGCGAAAGTTGCAATGTTCAAAGAATGGCAAGGGAATAGCGTTCCATTGACTGAAGAAACTAGGAAAAGGAGATTCATGGAAGACTTTGAGGCATTTATCAAAGGGACTGTCGAGGAAGAACTTGCCGATGCCTGTATTCGTCTGTTGGATTTGGCCGGATTGAGAGGATATGATTTGGATAGCTTTGACTACGAAGGAAGCGATACGGAAGACTATTCCGATATGAGCTTCACGGAGTCCATGTTTAGAATCTGTGTCTATGTCACCGACAACTTCTACAGGGATGAACCATTTATCCTCCTGAATGAGATATTCGCTTTCTGCCGCGATAGAAATATCGACATCTTCTGGCACATCAAGCAGAAGATGAAATATAATGAACTACGTCCGTATAAGCACGGAGATAAAAGCTACTGACCATGAAACACGTATTCTACACCTTAATCATCATACAAGCCCTGTACGAGTTTGTGAAGCTGTTCAGATGTAAATCCTTATACCGACATGTAAAAGTCTTTCAGAAGCTGGATAAGACAGCAAAAAGCTGGTATCTGATGGCGCATCCATGGCTTCATGTTGCATTCTTCATGGATACCATCGGACTTTTATTGCTGGGGATGGGATTGTTTTCAAGCCAGTGGGTGTGTTTCCTTGTTGTCCTGGTCATGAGCTTCAGCCAGATCCAAAAGCTAGGAGCATGGGCGGTGTTCCTGGACAGTCTGGTTACGATCATCGTCTACGCTTTCGCCATCCTGAATGCATATCACTTGGCATAAAATAAAAAAGGGAGCCAGCCCACACGATTAGAAGCCAACTCCCCCACACGATTATGATGCAAATATAAGAATTTCCAACTAAATAAATCGCGCTATGACAAAAGAATTTTCATCAATCGTGGAGTTGAAATCAATACGTGAACAGAAATCAAGATTATCAGAACGTGAACAGGAATTATCCTCCCCTATCCTGACTGATTTTTCTCTCATCCCGGAGATTTATGAGTGGTTCAGGGAGATACTTTCCGGGGCAGATTGTCCGCCCAATCCGGAAAGTGTTACCCAGCGAAAGAAGTTCCTCTTCATTGTGTTGTTCTTGTTCGCCCCTAGTGTGCTTGCCGGCGGACGGCTGCCGAACGGTATCCGAGCAGAAATTTCCGGCGTGTTCCCGGATGTTTCTCCGTGTGTAATATCAAACAATATCGCTGATGTTTCCTTTATCTACCAGCAGTATAAGGATTTCCGGCAGGATATAGAGTACCTTTACTGCCAAATCGTAGAAAGATTGAAATCCAAAGGACTAATCAAGTAACCCCGTTCCGAATGGCTCGGGGTATTTTTATGAAACATATTGCCAATTGTTTGTTCTTGGTTTAAGCAATCTTAGGCTAAAAATCACCATGTTGGTAACTTTGTCTCAAAAAGATAATAACAGCTATCCTCACGGCTGAAAAGTATAAACCCTGCCATCGGTAAGAAGTGAGGAGCTTGCCTTTGGTGGGGTAATTTTTTAATCTAAGATTCACTGAGACATGAAAACAAATCAAGAAATGGTAAGGCAAATGGGGAATTTAGAAGTTATTCAACGCACTGTTGACGGCTATTTCAATGCTACCAGGCTTGTAAAGTTATGGAACGAACGAAACTCCTCAAACAAAGAATTGAAGAAATACTTTGAAAATGAATCAACCAAGGAATTAATCGCTACCATCGTTGAAAAAGAAAATCTAAATGGGCAAAATTCTCCCTATTTAAGTTCACGCGGTAAATGCGGTGGAACCTGGGTTCATCCTGTATTGTTCATTGATTTGGCTATGTGGCTAAATGCGTCATTCAAATATGATGTAATCAAATTCGTTTCTGACCAAATGATTCGTTACCGGAATGATGCTGGGGACGCTTATAGGGAACTCTCTTCTGCCATCATGAAAATCGTTCCCAAAGACTTTATGCCTAAAGCCATGCAGAAGGTCGGTGAAGCCTTGAACTGGGTTATCTTCAACAGTCATGAAAAGATGCTACGTAATAAGCATGGTGAGGAACAAAAACAACGTGAATTGTGGCAGCTTGAAAAAAAGGTTGCTGATTTGGTCAATGAAGGTTTCTTGACCGACTATGAAAGCCTTATCGGATATCTGAGAATTCAATACCAGAAAAGGAACTATCCAAAGGTTTTTGCTAATGCTGGATAAAATATTACAAAAGTAGAAAAGCCGGGTACATGGCGTTCCGGCTTTTAGTCAATAATATACAGAATGGTAATCATCAAACTGTAACACTCAAAATGGATATGCTATAATAGCTTATTAGGCTCCATCCCTATAAAATCAGTTAGTACAGAATGCCAATACGATACATTAGCTCTGCTAGGATGGTAAATTCTTATGCATTTTATCTCATTCTCATTGTCTATAAGATACTTGCCATTATAATAATCTGTACCATCCTCCCAATTTGTGTTAGGCAAATGATTATAAGCTCTATTCCCCCATACAATCAGTAAATTGGGCTTCAGTTCTTTAATTACATTATAGAAAAGAGGAGTGGAAAGAGCATAATCATCATTAGAATATAACACATTTGATGCCTCCTCTATGTATGCAGTTTGAAGAAAATTATAGAAAGATATGCTATTCCATAATTTTAGGCTTTCTTCCATTGTTACATTTTCTTTCCCATAGAAAATTTTGTCAAAGGGGTAAAATGTTTTAGTCATCCACACTTGCTTCTCGCCGATGTCTTTTCTAAAATCAATATATGATTTCACTATCCTTTGTGTAAAATTGCTGCAATCTTCCATTTCCTCAAAAGAGCAATTTCCATAGACACCACATCTATCACATCCACCACAATAATGGCTGTCACCAATAACAAGAATCTTATAGTTCTTTTGTTGGTACTCACTTCCGATCCATGGTTTGAAAAAAGTATCCATACAGTAATAGTTTTAGTAATTTTACAAAGGTTTATAATGGTAATTCTTAGTTATGATATGAAAGCCGGAGCGTTATGCTTCCGGCTTTCATATCATAAAATATTAATCATCATCATCATTTTCTTTATTAGTCAACAATCCTTTTAGGACACAATTCTCTAATAAATTTCTATTTTGTTGATTATAATTTTGAACAACAATTTGTTTAGGTAAAGTCTTTAAACCAATAAGTTTATCAGTTCTTGATTTAGAAGTGATTTAAACTTTTCTTTTCCTTGCACATTTTCTCAATAGCATAACGGAAAAAGCGATGTAGTTCCATGATT